CCATCGTCCGTTGGGACTGCGGCGTTAAAGTCGTCTTGCGAATGGACGTAGTTTTGAATCAGACGTGTCAGCGAGTAGCCTCTGGTCTCAGAGGTAACTTTCGCCTCAGTCAGACCTTTGCCAAATATCTTTGGACCAAATACATCTGAACTGGTCTTGGCTTCTGTGAAGCCCTTGCCAACCAACAATACAGAGCGATCTGTTTGAACCGTGAGGTCTCGCAATACAGGGTTTCTACCGATTGGGTCAATCGTGTAGTCAAGCAGTATGTAAACCCAAGATACTAGAGCAGAGGGGACAACGTATTTAGCCGCACCACTTGTAGTGACCGTGCTATCCAGTGCGCCTGTCGCTTTTACAACTGTTACGTCAGCAACGATGTTGACGTAACTGACAGACGCTACTGCTTTAGAGTCCATTGAAATCTTCTCTTATCTTGAATTTGAGTAAGTCGTTGAGGGTTTGCTTTGAGTTATCACTGAAAGAAATCTCTACCTCACCCTCGTAATCGCCAGCGGGTTGAGCAAGATCGGTAGAACCCCAAGCAAACTGGCATCTGCCACCAACTCCGGGTACGTTATATGGAGCCAGTGCATTTACTGTTCCGTCCGCATTTACTTTGCCAGCCAGTTTGGAGGCAATTACTGTTGCCAGAATGGTTGTCGTACCAGCGGCTCTGAAGTACATCTTGACTGTAGCGTTGCTCACATCAATTGAGTCGCCAGTATTGTAGTCAGTCAGACTTAATACGATGTAAGGCTTAGTGTCATTTCTGACAAGTTTGATTTTTTCTGCCATGTGTAATCCTCAAAGTGCGGGAATTTGAATGCGTGAGTCTGAGCGCACATATCCACGCACCGCACGTTGTCTTGCGGCGTTAATCCCTTGGACATACTTGGCTTGGTAAATGGCTCCAGAGTTAGGGCTAGAGTAGGGCTTGCCCGGACTCATCATGAGTCTGGCAATCGCACCAGCGCCAATCTCTTCTGCGTAGTCTTCAAGCAGAACGTCTTCCACCAAGATGGCAGAGCGACTTGGCTTCAAAGCCACACGCATGGTCAATGCGCTAGAGGACGTATCTTTTGGTCTAGGGTATATGGTGAACGTGCGCTCATCTTTTTGAAAGTAGTTTGCTGGCTGGGTGTTCGTTGGAACTGCGCCAGCAAATCCGGTGTTATATATTGTTGGGTCTGTAATCTCATCTGGATTGACAGCCGTCATTTCATTTGCCTTGAACCACATCTTCATGATCTTGGTAACCAGATGGTTTGAGATAGGAGGGTCAAAGTCGTAGTCACCAATCCCAGCAATCACCGTCACTGGGTCATGATCACGCTGGATGATCAGAGTCTTCTCGCAAAACTCAATGCAAGTCTTCTTGATTTCTAGGGTAGCCAGTTCAACCGTTGCTCCGGGAACATAAGGCATGACATAGTCAAGGAATGTTGAATGTGCTTTCATACGCTGGTCATCCCGTTCTTAAATCTGATTAGCAAAGCAACGGCACGGCTCTCGTTGGCGTACTCGTCATCCACCATCTCAGCACGTCCAATGATGAAGTCTTTGAGGAACTGGTGGTATTCGATTGGGATAGGAACCGTATCGGTCAAAGCAAACGTACCCAGTACTGTTGAGTAAGAACCCAAGAAAAAGTCTGGGCGAATCCGTTTGCACTCACGCACTACGTCGTTGGCATAAGTCAACAAGTTTGCGTCTGTGTATCGGACTTTGTCCGCATCTTTTAGAAAGACACGGGCATCATCAATAACCGATTGAAAGGTTGCCATGTATCACCACAAATCTTTTCTAGCCCAATGGTTCGCACTGAACACATCGTCTTTGGTTGGATTTCCGTTCTTGTCTTTGATGCCAGCAGAACGGGCTAAATAGTTGGCTCGGCGTTTTGGGTCATGGTGCTGGGTGAAGTCTTGCATTCCACGCAGTCCGTACTTGACCAACTTCACGTCATCGCCTTTCTTGGCAAGAACCATCTTTTTATGGGTATCGCCAGAAGGAGCCTTGACTGGCTTATTGAATCCGGGGAACTCATGACCACGGTATTGCAACTTGCCGCCTTCTTTTTTTACGTTAGATGCTTTCATTTTTTAACCCTTGTTCATACCACGAAGGGTCTTTGCAAGCCTTGCTCTTTGTCCAAGTTTCCCGGGGGCTTTGGCGGCTTTGTCTAATAACTTCGTTGGAATAGTTTTTCCTTGTGGAATTCCAAGTTGCTTATGTAAAGCACCGGGCTTTTTAATAGCCTTTTGAATCCATTTCTCTGCCATATATCCCCTCAAACTAATTTGAACTTCCATAGAAAGTAAGTCACTATTGCCGCCGCAAAAAAACACCAGAACATCAGCCGACGAAGTGCTTTCACATCTTCACCAAACTCGTTGTAGTTATCTCGTTGCTCTTTGAGCATCCGCTCTTTAATGGCAATTACCTTGTCCCACTCAGCCTTGCCATATTTTTTGATGACATCATTCTTGAGTTCGGTTTCCATGTCGTAGATTTTTTTTAGTCTTCGCCACTCATCGACCGCATTCAGAATGGTCGTGTCACCCATGACAACTTGGGACTTGCGGCGCATTGCCGCTCTTGCTTGCGCTTCGCTGGTTGCAAAGTTATCAATATCCTTGACGAGAGCCTCAACTTCTTTACCAGCCTCTAGACCCTCTCGGATTCCCTTTATTGCTAATTGAGCATTTAAGGCTATCGGGTTTGTCATCTGTAATCACTGATCACTCGGCTTTTACTTCTGTCTCAACCGCAACAGTGTCAGATGCTTGGAGTTCTTCCGCCTTATCTTGCAACGCTTGCTTTAGGGATTTGCGTTTCTTTTCCTCGGCTGGCGCTGACTCATCAGCCTCAACCTCTACTGATGGCGCTGGCGCTTGAGCCTCGTCATCAAAGTGTTCTTTGTACCAATCACGCTCGTCTAAAACGAGTTGGTCAAAAACAGACACCATGCCTGTTTTGGTGTTAATCATTTTTCGTAATGTCATATTTTAAAAATGGGAGGAGTTTCCTCCCCCCATCCTTTGCTTAGGTTACTTAGTAACTACAGCCGCCACTAACGCTTCTGGCTTCACAACTTTGAAGCCAAACACGTTCAGACCACGCATGATGTTGCCAAAGGTGGTTGTGGAACGGAGAGTCTCGACGTTGGTGATTTGTGAAGCGAAAGAAACCGCATCACGAGTACCAGCGATGATGGTTGTCTTAGAACTTGCGGTATACAAGTTGTTAGACACATAGAGAGTGAAACGATCAATCATTCCCATCTTGCCGTTACGCAATGGAGACACAGAGTCACCAGTTAAGTAGGCTTGTTTGAGATCAGAGTTCTTGATCAATGCACCCATCCATGCTGGGATAACCAACCAACGACCATCTTCTGGTACGTTCTGCTCGTCCAATGCTTGACCCATGTTCAAGATCGTGTCAAGCACGTTGCTCTTGGTTAAGGTCACTGGAGTTGCTGTAACGCCCAATGCGAGGTTGCCAGAGATTGCACCAGCAGAGTTGCCTTGGTTAGCCGCCGCCGCCAACGGAGTGGTTGAAGAACCACCAGTTGCCAACTGAGTCAGAACCAGACTGTCAATACCGATCTTCATTTGTTGAGCGGCATCGTTGGTGAACATATCCATCAACTTGATGTCTGCTTGGGTTGCATCAACATCATCAACAACTACGTTGAAATACTTGCCGTAGTCAATGGTGAGGGTGATAGGTGTAGAGACTGGCACTTGTGATGCAAGGCTCATACCCTTGGTGTAATCACTGATAGTGATTGTTGGGATGGTACGGATATTGACTTTGTCGCCTTGGTCTTTGATCTCGCCTTCCCAGTCGTTGTTCGTGATCTCACCGAGAACGGTAGATTTGTAGAACTTGACTTGGAGTTTGCCTGACCAAATCTCAGGGATGAAGTTACCAGTATACGAATTTGTGGTTGAACTGGATACATAGTATCCGGAGGTTACGCCGACTGCCATGATAGATTTCCTTTAAATTATCATGCGCTCATGTTTAGCGAATACGCTTTTCAAGTTGAGCCGCATGAATATCTGCTTCAATGGCTACCATCTGCTCGGAACTAATTTCTCCTGTCCTTGCCCGTTGGTAAAAATCTGCGATCTCAGGACGAGTCCAGATTTTTTTACCTTGAGGTTTGGATTGGTTCACTGTCGTTGACGGAACCACTTGAGACTCTAGACTTCGATTAGAAGTAGCCGCTCTTTGTGTGTTCGTCTTTTTCCACGCATTAAAAAAATTTGCGACCCTAGCCGCATCTTTTGCACCTTCCGCATCCAGCAGTAAGTCTTGTCGACGCTGTCCCGCTAAATCATCGTATTGGTCAAGCCATTGATGGAATGCTTTATCGTCATTGATCTCCGCCCAGTCAGGAACCATCGCATTGAGTCTTTCATAAAAACTCAGTTCGGTACTCTTGGTGGATGAAACTTCAAACGACTCGATTCTGGAACGAAGTTCTGCTATCTCATTTTCTTTTGAAGATAGTTCATCTCGTGCCGCACGTCGCATCAGATCGACTAGCGGCTCTCCATACTCTTGCACTTCCTCTGGTTTAACCAGCGTTTCTCTAGGTTTAGCATTCTTCAAGTCATCCATTTGTTTCTGGAGACGTGACAACTGGGCTTGCAATTCTTTGTTCGCACTAGCCAATCTCGGAACCTCTGCGGCGTATTTGCCATTCAAAGATTTATAACGTGCCTCCCATTTTTGGTCTTCCTCAGATTGAGGAGCCACAACGGGTTCTTCGTATTGTTCCGCTGGTTCAGCAACGCTTTGGGCTTGAGCCTGTTCAGTCGGTATGTCCTCTTGAACATATTGTTCTTGAGGGGCGACTTCTGATTGCTGTGCTTCTCTTGAAGCCTTGAGTTGTTGAAGGGCTTGTTCAGCCTTTTCTTCTGCCGCTAAAACGGCTCGTGGTAAAGACATAGTTTCTCCATAGACATATCACATGAACGTATCGATGCCTGTCTGGTTTATCGACCTATCCAATGTGGTGCTTGGTTTTGTTGTACGGGAAGCGGTACAACTCGCTATACCCCCGATGGGGGAATTACTTCAGACGGGACAATGCCTGTCTTGCGTTCTTGGAGGTTTCCAATACTTCATACAAAGTTTGAATAGAACCCTGATTCCAACGAGTAAGAACTTCGTCTTTCGTGGAAGCATTGGCAACATTTAACTCTTGTAAAGAGACTGTCAACCATTCCTTAACGACTTCGAAATTGGGGTCACCGTCTAGCGCAGAGAGCGAAGACAGCAACCGTTGATTAGGTTTGGCAAGAATCACTTTTTGTAATCTTGCTGTGAGCGTTGACCCATTGCAGTAGATGGTGAGTTGCCAGCCATTGAAGGCATATCAACACAACCACCAACATAACCGCCGTTAGCCATCTTTGCTGATGCGCCGTATTGTTGTGCGGTCATCTTCCCAGATGCCAAGGCTTTGCCTGTAGCCATCAATTTTGCTGGGTTAGACTTTTCGCCTTCACGCTTTTCTTCAGCCATCTCTTTCGATTTGTACTGAGCGGCTGATACTTTGCCAGAGCGCACTTGCTTGGCTTCAGCCATTTCTTCGGCTTTAGTATCTTTGCCATTAAAGGCTTTAACCTTACCGCCATCTGTGTAGCCCTGAGGCATCATCATGGCGGCAGACTTAGGTTTTGATTTCATCATCGCATTGCTCCATTCATAGTGTTTGCATCGGTTCCGCCAGCGGGATTGCCAGCCACATCTGCCTCTTGCGGGGCGGGAAGTTGTCCTTGCTCTTGTTGCATTTGTTGCGCTTGTTGCGCCAACGCCATTTGCGCTTGTTGCATTTGTTGTTGGCGGAACTTAATCACCTCCACATCTGGAACCAACTTGTCGGTATCCATCTGTAGGGTTCGGGCGACTTCACGCAAGAGATAGGCTCGACCTTCCATTCCAATGATCTGCATATCAACTTGGTTGCCAGTAGCAGTCAGGAATTCATTGCGGCGCAGTTGCAGTTGCTCTTTGGCGATCAAGCCTTGAGCGCCTTTGGCTACCACTTTGAAATCGCCTTTAGAAAAGTTGTCAGAGTCAAACATCATGTTGTGGATGTATAAGCGTCCAACCACGCCAGAGATGCTCTTGTCTAAAGTAGCAATCGCTTGCTTGATTCCCTTAGCGGCGTTATCCATCAGCATGGATAGACCAGACGCTGTGCGTCCAGCACCACCCGATACACCGCCACCATAGACGTAGTTCGGAATACCCGTAACTTCATCAGCCTGACGCATGAAGTTCTGGTACACGCCCAGCAAGACATCCGCATTCATTCCGGGCTGGAAGAAGCGAACTGCTGGCTGACCACCACCCGTGCGGTCTGAAGTTGTTTGCCACAACTTCCAAGGGTACATGGAGGTAACGTCTTCGCCATCAGGCAATCGATCTACCGCCACTTCAACTTGTGGACCGGATGCAATCGCCATGTTGTTAGCCAATGAACGAGCGGCGGCGTTACACATGATCTGTGTATCACGCATCTGCTCTGGCAGAGCAACACCCCAGAAGGCTCCGGGAATATCGCCCCAACTGGCAATCTCGTATGGACGCTTGCCCAACGGGTCAGGGTTGATCACTGCCTTAATCACAAATGGACCAATCATCCAAGCGTTGATCTCGTACTCTTTCTCAGAGTCAATGTCCTTCTTGCTCATTCCCCAATCAAGGAGAGTGTGTCCAGAAGCAGAACCCCAGTATTCCAAGGTCTCGATCACGCCGTCTTGGTACAGGCGACTATGAGGCTTACCCTCTAAGTTGTCTCGCTCTTGGTCACCAGTGAGCCACTCACGTAAACCCTTATCACCAAAGCGCTCAAGCACTTGATCAATGTTCTCGTCAGAGTAGCCCGGCACACCACGTAGTGATTGCAACTCAGTGCGACTCAGTCTATGTCGTTGAATAATGAAGCCATCGTTTACACCGGACGAACTGGGAGATGGGTAAATATCAAATGGAGATACTCGCTCAAACTCACGGACAAAGTCAGTAACTACGATGGGTGTGAAGTCAGGACCCCACTTAATAGTTTTGCGTCTACGGACATTGGGTCCTTTAAAGATCGCAGTAGGGTAGGTTACGAAGTCATCAACAAATTCTCTGAACGCTTGTTGAAACTTACCAGCACTTAACTGGTCTTCAATCTTATCTTCCATGCGAAGAGCCGCACCCTTAGCCTCTTCACGCAATTTCATTTTGACTTGGTCATGCACGGCTTCAATGCGTGTACGGAAAGCCTCTGGATGAATCTGAGCGCCAGCCTGTACAAATGCTTCTGCCTCTTGGCGAACCATGTCAATGATCGACATCTGCACCTCTGGTGGCAACTGAGGCTCCTCAGAAGGCACAAGAGTAAATGGACGGTCATCCAAGGTCTGCATCACATCTCGAATCCAAGATGCCGCCGCACGGCACTTGATGTCTGTCAGGCGCATATAGATGTCAGAGCCGCCAGTCTTGGCAATCTCGTGCAGACGATCAGGGTCATAGACCCCACGGCGTTGTCTCTCACACATCAATAAGCGCTCGACAAACTCTTGTTTAACAAACTTCGCCTTAGTCCAGCAATCTTTAATGTGCGCCGCCAGTTCGATCTCAGCCAGTTCGAGTGCGTCGTTTTCTGGGGTTACCGCTTTGATCTCAACTTCTATTGCGGGTTTGGCAATCGTTATGCTCATGTCCAACCTTTATTGGATGTGGTCTTAACCGCTCTTGCTCGTGGTCCAGTAAGACCGTTCCTGATTCGCATACAAGCGTACTGAAGCGCATCTTGTATGTGAGACATATCGTCTTTCACAGGACGATCTCTGAACCGAGCGGGACCGCTGGTTTTTAATCTTTCATATTTGTATCTGCCATTGAAGCCCTTACGCAACTGAGTGCATGAGGGGTCAAGCAAAAATCCGGGCATACCGTCATTCATTCGTGTCAGGAAAAACGCCACCGACTCACGCCGTGGAATCCAATCGTTGGTAGGTGCTGGCTCCGTATGGATGCCAGACTCCATCAACTCCATCAAACACGTTCTCTCATCGGTCTGGGCGCGAATGTTTCCGGCTGGGTCACCAACCGAGACTCGGCTAAAGCCAGAGTACTCATTCAAAAGCACAGGCTTGACGATGTCGTTAGCGAACTGCCGGATACCCATGTCTTGAGAGACGATCTCTTTTAAGACCAAGACCTGACCTCGTGAAGTCTGTTGCATGAATACGCAACTGGGCGTAAGCCCAAAGTCCCAACCCAGAACAATCGGTAATCCACGGATGGGTTCCAACTTCTGACTCGCCACATGAACCTTGTCATTGAACTCTGGGTAGACAGGCTTACCGTCTGCCGTCGTTCCATAGTTACCCAACAAGAAGACGTTGATCCAGTTATCGTCTTTTCCGCCCAACTGGTTCAGATAGTACGTGTACCCATTGGGTAGGTTGTCTATGTTTTCCGCTTCGGGGTTCGGCTTGTACTCGTCGCCTTCTTTGTAGAGACCACCGGGCTGGCGGAAGAACTTCCAGCCTTCGGGCGTGGATTCTTCGGCGATTTTGTAGTACCAACTGTCGTCGTCTGGGGGGTTGGTGTCGAGGATGACTCCGCTCCAAGTGGGACCACCTTTGATTCGGGCGGGATAACGTCCGACCCTTTGGGTGACCATGTCAAAAATTTCTTTAGGAACTTCAGAACACTCATTTATCCACGCTCCAGTCAGTTCAAGGGAACGCAGTTTCCCCGTCTCACTTGGCTTATCCAAGGCTAAAAACAATACTTCCAACTCTAGGGACGTTCCGTCCCCAATGTCATTGATGGTCGCCGTAGATGTAATAGGCGTATCCCAGCGCATCGGAGCCACATGACTTGGAAACCATGTCTCCCATGTCTTGATAGTCGTAGACTTCAACTCAGGATAGGTGTTACGAATGATCGCCCAACGGCTTCTACGCACACCATCAGTGTGTGGCTTTTGCTGTAGCGCCCTCGCCATGATCTCGACACAGCAAGATGATGACTTACCAGACCCAACGGGTCCCATTAGTCCACGGACAAACGCATCAGAGGCATGAAATGCCTTAGCACTATTACCCGGAGGGACGTAGTTGACCACATCTTCGTCAACAGAAGGCTCTAGTACTGCGCTCACTTGCCTGTCGTGTTCAAGTTAAAGGTCACACCCTGAGACGAAGTCTCCATCTTGATGTCCGATAGGTTCGGTAAAGACTTGTCCAATAAGATTTTGATAGCCGTCAACTGGGTTGGAGCCAGTTGTGTCTTACCTTCGATGTGTGTCATCAAACGATTAACCAACTGGCTGGCTTGAATCTTTGCTCGGACTTCGTCCTGATGATTCTTTCTAATTCTTGCCGCCATGATTACACTCCGTTAATTGAAAATTACACTCTGTTAATTCAGAGTTCTGCTCTCAGCCTTCTTAAAAGACTC